TTTTTGGGAGGCTAATCAGTGGTTAAATTACTCAACACTTGGGTCTTCTTCTGTTTCCTTAACTTTTTTTTTCTTTTTGAATTTGGTTTACTGTGTAACCAGCTATCAAGAATTCCATACCTGCCCATATACTTAATTCGTAAACATCCATGGTATCAATCTTTTTAATTAAGAAGAAAATCATACCAAACTGAGCGATAAGAAATGCTATACCAGACTCAACTCTTTTTTTAGAGAAGTAAGAATCGTGAGCAGAATACATATTCATCATTTCAGTATAAAACCATTTGATTTTATTACCAACAGAGACAAACCAATTTTTAATTGCTTTCATTTTATTTTTTATTTTTTCCATAAAAACATTTTACTCATTTTGTTATTGTAGTGGAGGTAGAGGGATTCGAACCCACGACCCTCTGCGTGCAAGGCAGATGCTCTAGCCAACTGAGCTATACCCCCATTTTTCTATACATTATAGTAAAGGCAAATCCAAAGAATATTCTTAAAAGTGCTGTTACTAATAAACTTGTACCCAAACCTTGTTCAAAAAACATTAGTAATAAAAAAATAGAACTAAAAATAAATAAATTTCTAAGTAATTTAAATAAATGCCAAGCATCTGTAAATCCCACTAACAAGGTAGTTGAGAAAGGAAAACGTTCTCCTTCTTCTGGATTCCCATTTTTATATTTATTTCTCCATGAATGATATGGGTCCCAAAATAAATGATTCTTAAAATTTTTAAATTTTGATGACATGTAATGGAATTGTATCGTATCCATTACACCTTCAGCTATACCAGATAAGATAATCAAAAATATGCTTAATAGTAACATCATTTTTTATCCCAATTTTTATAAATCCAAACTATGTTTGCAACAAAACCACCATAAATAGCAATAAAAGATCCTATCGCTGGTATGATTGCGTCATCAAAAGCACCATCCATTACCCATATAGGCCATAGTATACCTGCAATACCTGTTAAAATACTAGGGAGTAGATTGAATATTAATTTTGAAGGTTTCATTTATTATTTTTTAAGTAGGTTATTTAATTTATCTATAATAGATTTTATCAGGTTGTCTTTTGACTTACCAGTTATTGCCCCTAAATTTTCTAAAACCGATATTAAATACTCCAATACAATATAAATAAACATTGTACCATGTAACCAAGTAAAAAATCCACTTGCCAAATTTCTAAAACTTTCTAAACTACCATAATACTCTAATCTCATTGAATTGGTAACATAAAGTAAAATCAACCAAACCAATACTTTAAGACCAAACCTACCAAATTTATTTGATACGATCTGTTCACCTTTAACTTTAGCAGCTATTAACCCTGTAACTAGCTCTAATGTTACTAAGACAACAAAAGATATTAGAGTTAAATGTTGTAGACCTAATGAATTTTCTAATAAAGCTGAAATGCCAGCCAATGGTAATGTTATACCTAAAATTTTACTATGTATGATTGAGTCAGTAAAATCTCCAGTACAGTTAAATCCAAAAGTAGATACGAATTGATTTAATAATTTGTTAATCATTTTTAAGGTTTTTCTTTAGTTCGTACAGTCTCAAAACATGTTGACCGAAACTGTCGTTATTTTCCACCATTTTATAAATAGTGTCCTTAGTTTCTAGTAGTTTTGATTTAATTGTAACGTTGTCAACATTTTTTTCTAAATGTTGATTAACTAAAGAAATGTTTTCTTTAACTAATTCTGATACTAAGGTTTTAATTTTTTCTTCGTTGTTTTCACGTAAAACCTTTAATATATCTTTTTCTTCTTCTGTTAGAGAGTCTTTGTATTTTTCATTAAACTTTTTAACAGCAATATCTAAGAATTTTTTGGGGTCAACATTCTTTTTAATAATGTTTTGGTCAGATTCTTCTTTAATTACAGATTTTTCAGTCATTAACCATGACACCAAACCCTCTTTAGCTTCTTGTAGTTTGTTTAATGTATGAACATTTTTAGGGGATGTGATTAAATTTTGTAAATCTTTGTGTATAGTTTTAACCTTTTTATTTTTATAATCTACATCATAAGATTCTAGTAAAGAAGTTAATTTTTCTATTTCAGAGTTCAATGACTTCTCACCTTTAAAATTATCAAAAAGAGAAACAGATTCTTTTATATACTCAATAGCACTAGATTCACTTTTAAAAGTGTTATCTTCTATATTTTTAAAAACAATAAAAGCTGTTTTTAAAGTTTCACTTTCTTTAATTAATTTTAAAAAATTTTTATACAACTTTTTACCCTTATCATCACCATTAGTGTAAGATTCCACTAATTTTTCAACAAATATATCTTTAACAGTTCCAAAGTTCATAGTATTATTTTTATAATAAATATGCCTTAATTTATAAGTAGTTCACTATCGTCATCATTTTCTTCATTTAAAAGTTTGTCAATACCTTTAGTCATATTAAATATGTCTTCATTTTTTTTCTTACCCTCTAAAAGTAATTTTTCTATTGTATTTTCATCACCTCTAAAACTTTCACCGAATCCACCAGCTTCTTCACCACCAGCTTCTTCACCACCACCGAATCCACCAGCTTCTTCACCACCAAATCCTCCGGTATCCCCACCAAAACCTCCGGTATCCCCACCGAATCCACCTGTATCACCTCCAGTATCACCACCTTCCATGTCAGCCTGACCTTGGTCCATAGGTAATTCACCATAAAGTTTATCAACCTTTTTAAAGAAACCAGTATTTTTAATGATTTCAGATGTTTTTTCTAGTTCAGTAACGACAGCCTTTTCTAATCTTTGTTGTTCTAAATCTTCTAAAATTTCATCAGAAGACCAATTAAATATATTCTTTTTAGCCCATGTATGTGATGTAGGGGCAATACCACCATCACTACCAGTTAAATCTTTATAAAGAAGAACTTTTTCTTTCCATTGCTCAACCTTTAACATCTCACCTTGTGTAGATGGATTATTAAGTGTTAATTTAAAATTATTAAGTTCATCATGGAAACCTAATATATACAAATGAATAATAGCTATTTTATTCAATTCTTGAATCATAGCTTGTTGGATTCTATTAATAGTTCTTGCAAACCTAATATCCATCAAGGCCAAATTCTTACCCTCACCAATAGCCTCCTCAAAACCTAAGAAAGTTTTAGGAACTCTTAAGGCGGTTACCATTTTTCTTTGAATAAACTGAATATCGGCTATTTGGTCTAGATTTGATGCCCCAGGTAGTGTTTCTATAGGCATGGAAGCGTTAGCGTCTCTAACAGGAACAAAGTAATCTTGATCTACGGCTAATGTATTATATCTAATATCGGTTTGTCCAGTTTCTCTATCAGCAGTTTGTGTTCTTTTAAATTTATTAGCCACTTTTTGTACATATGATTCTACATCGGCATCATCTATATTACCCACATAAACTTTAAATACCCTTCTTTCAGGAGCTCTTGTAACACGATAAACTAACATTGCGTCTTCAGCTAAAAGAAGTTGTTTCCATATACGTCTCACTTTTTCTAATACAGATGTTCCATAAGGTAATTTTCTGTCGTCACCTAATAAACGGAAGTGAGCTAATTCCCATGCATTAAATTCAATATTCTTATCTTTTAAAATAAATTTGACCTCCCTTTTTTTAGTATCATCACCCATAGCCTCCATATTCTGTGACTGAAAAGGGAAAGAATTAGATTCTTTTCTTTCTACATCTAGGTTAGTTAATTGATTAACCCCTATAATACCTGACTTGTAATCAATTTTTAAGTAGACAAAATTATCACCATATTTACATGTGTTTCTAGTCCACATTGGTAGGTTAGAGTGGATATCTATTATATTAAAAAATAAATCCTCTAAAACTTTCTTTATTCTACTAGAATCAGAATAAATAGACATAATATTACCTTGTTCATTTAAAGTACAAGACTCCTCAGACATAATATCAAGAGATACAGCTATTTCCGGAGTAAACTCCATTCCCTCATAATCCATGTAGGAAGCTATTCTAGTTGTTTCATAAAAAACAGATTTTTGGTATAAATCATTTTCTACTTTAGCCCATTGTCCTTCTAAATATTTTTGTTGTTGTTGTTGTAAACGTTCTCTTTCAAAGTCTTCTCTAGATTTTGAAACAATTAAATCCTTATCACCTAAAGCATATTTTTTATTG